TATATAAACAAATGAAAATAGAAAATATTACTGGTATGGATCGTCAAGCTGTTGGATCAGGCAGTAATTTAGTTATTGGTAATTATTCATCTACAGTTGGAACAAGCGTTGTTCTAAATCTACCTGCTGGAAAAGTATGGGTAGCTCAACCTGAAGTTGGTGATTATTGTAATATTAGTTCATCTTTCGCTGGTATAACTGCTGGTTTTTATCAAGTTACATCAGCTAATGCAACTTCTATTACAATGTTAAAATTAGCCCCTATGGATAGTATGGGAGCATCTGGAATGGCCATTGTAGCTGTTGATGCTGATATTTTATTTACTATCTTAAAGCCAGTTATAGATGGATTAAGTAAATCATTAGAAATTAGTGGAAATCTTGGATCAATTTTTAGAGATGCTCTTGGTAATGCTATGCCATTTAGTGCATATAATGTAGCATCTTCTTCTGAATATAAAGTATTGACAACTATAGTCCGTGGAACCACTACAGAAGAATTCGTTGACGGTGGTGAAGTTGCAGTTAAAATTGGATGTAGTCAAGATAATGCTAGTATCGTTATTTCAGATACTAAAATAGATTTTAAAGTATCTACTAACATTATTTTCAGTGCTCCATTTGCACAATTTAAAACGTTAGCTGATTTAGTAGATTATATAAATTCACAATCAACTTTTAGTGCTATTATATCTAATCCAAAGTTTAACAGTAAACCTCTTACAATATTAGATAGAGGAACGTTTGGTATTTCTTCTGATACAGGCTATAAACCTGCAATGATTAAATGGGATGCTTTTAGTTTTAATCAGGATGTAAATGGATCGACAATGGCATATATAATTTTAGTAGGCCAAAGTGGATTACCAGAAGAAGAATCAGTATTTAGTTTTTTAAGTGGCGGATTAAAGGGAGCCACAACATCTGCCGACATAGTTTCTGCAATAGATGTAATGGAATCAGTTACAACTAATTTCATAGTACCTTTGATATCACAAGATGCTGATGCTGATATTGCCTTAGGCCAAACAGATTCACATTCAACTTATGCAATAGATGCAATTAATTCTTATGTTAAATCACATGCAATAAAAATGAGTACAGTAGAATCACGAAAGAATCGTATAGCTTTGGTTTCTAAAAATGCTCCTTATGCAGATGTTAAAAATGCCTCAGCTTCATTAGATTCATTTAGAGTAGCTATGGCTTTCCAAGATGCTAAAGTTGGAACAACACAATATCAAAGTTGGATGAATGCAGTTATTGCTGCTGGAATGCAAGCCGCTGCTGGTTACAAAGGTATCGTTAAAAAGTTTGCAAATGAAGATGGTGTAATTAAATCTGATTTTAATGCAAATCAACCAGCTATGATTAAAGATGCTTTAAAATCAGGATTATTAGTATTAGAAAAAGTTAATACTGGTGGATTCAGATGGGTATCTGATCAAATGACTTATAATAATGATAATAGCTTCGTGTATAATAGTTTACAAGCTGTTTATTTATCAGATTTAATGACTCTTACATTAATTGCTAATTTTGATAGAGCAGTTGTTGGCAAAAGTGTAGTTGAAATGACCGCTTCTGGCGCTAAAGCTTTGTTAGAAGCTCAAATGTCAGATTTTTTAAGAATGAGATGGATATCTCCAAGTGATGATGCTCCAAGCGGTTTTAAAAATATTAATGTTAAATTAGTTGGTGGAGTAATGAAGATAGCAGTTGAAGTTAAACTCGCAGGACTTATTTATTTCGTTCCTATTGCTTTAACAATTTCACAAGTTACGCAAACGGCGTAAGGTTGAACGCAGATCTCTAAGGAGGATCATATGGCAGGAATTCAGAAAGGTAATACAATCCCTTCAAAGACCATGACAGGCGCAAGGGCTATGGTTATGATTAATGGTCAAGTTATAGGGTTTTTCTCTAATGCAGCAGTTACTTGTAGGCAGAGTAAAGAGCCTATATACGTCCTAGGCGCATATGCTCCAGTGGAACTATGCCCCACTACTCAAGATGTAATATCTCTTACTTTAACAGGCTTTAAACAACAAGGTAAGGGGCCTTATGCAATAGGTGCAGCTACATTAGCTAATGAATTAATTAAAGAAGGCGAATTTGATGTTACAGTTATAGATCGCCAACAGGCTAATTTTGCTAGTTCAATGGATCAAAATTATATGGGTAACAGAAAAGATGCAGCTACTTTAAAGGGTAAAAGATGTAGATTAGTTAGCTGGTCAACTGGTTTTGCAGCAAGAGGAATATCTGATTTAAGACTTGAAGTTGTAGGTCTTGAAATAGAAGATGAAAGCATCCAAGATGGCGGAAATCACGAAAATAGTAATTTCTAATTAAATTTAAGATACATTAAAAAGCCTCAATTTAATATAATTTAAGTTGAGGCTTTTTATTTTCTGGTGGAGTAAGTTTGGAATCGAACCAACATCTCCGTTATATGCGGCGCTTTAATCCTAACAGTCATATCTAGATTAGACTATTTTGGTTTAAGCTATTACCCCCTAATTAATTCTTTTTATAATTATTACGTCCAATTATATATTGTTCGTCAATTTTAAAATTAGTTTCAATTCCTTTAGATTCTAAAAATCCATTTAAACTAAGAAGCGTAGCAATCATACCAATATCTCTATCATTGGCATAAGCTTGATCTCTAACCATATTAATTGCACTTTCTCTAATTTTAGCTAAATCGCCACCAGTTAATGATAATTTTTCCATTTAGCCTCCTAGTTAATGTTACAATTAGATCTTATCATATAAGAATTAATAAGTCAAGCATTACCTATTTTTTTCTTATTTAATATAGACAAACTATTGTTATGATTCTCATTTATAGTAGATTCTTTTTTATTAATTGATTCGTCATTTTTATCATTTTCTGAAATTATTTTAAGTTTTTCAGATAAGACAGCTATAGCTATTGTATTAATTGTTTTTAATAATGTCATCAATATTTCAACACCATATTCAGCGTTTTCATCGCATTTATTAAATGCCACTGTTGCCAAGCATTCTCCCATTAAGGCAGATAAATTCACACCCGAACCTGTAACACCATATTCTAAAACAGAAGTAACATCTTTATCATCAAATCCTATAAATGCAGTTTTATTATTTTTTTCAGCTAATTCCATCAATTCTTTAGCTAATTTAACCATTTTCATAAATTCTTTAGAAGGTTTATTTTTAGACATATAAATTCCCTTTAAGTTATTAATTTATAATATAATTATATCATAATAATGATATAAAGTCAATTTATATTTAAATCTATTAATACCATCCCTTTTTACCTAATCTTAATAATGAAACTATGTGAGGTGTTTATATGGGTAGAATTCCACAAGATATTAAAAATAGACTTAATTCAATGTTTGATAGCCCTCAATCTATATTATACAGTAGTATAAGATTAGGGGATATAATAGAAAATGCATTAAATGACGTATTATCTGTAAATGGCCTAATAGGTACTGTAGTATTAAAAACTGATAATATTTCGGAAGGATTATTAAATAAATATTATTCAGATACATTGGTTGGCACATATTTAAATACTATTAAAGGATTTGCAAATGGAATCGCATCACTTGATGCCACTGGTACAATTCCATTAAGTCAGATACCTTCTAGTATTTTAGGCGATGTTCAATATCAAGGCATTTGGGATGCTTCAACTGGTAATTTTCCATCTTCTCCGCTTAAAGGATATTATTGGGTTATTTCTGTAGCAGGAACTTTAAATCCTGGTAGTTATATTGTAAAAATTGGTGATTGGATAGTTTATAATGGCGCTTCATGGGATTCATTAGAACATAGCGCACCACCAATACCGCCTGCAAGTGGTATAATTAACGATTCTACGGTAAGTGGAGCGACAATTAAAGACGCTCTTGATACTTTAGGTGTAGCTAGTCATACTCATTCAAATAAAGCATTATTAGATACATATACTAATTCTAATACAGATATAAGTACTGCTATTGCTGATATGCATACTCATTCAAATAAAGCATTAT